GCCAAGGTGTATCGGGAGATTTTCAATATTAACATTATGTCAGCGAACCCAGAGATAATCCTACTTGACTTCATCCCTGGTTCGTTCTTGTTGAACGATTCAATCAACTTACGGGGTTCGACGCCGATAAGCTCAAAGACGGCGCGGAGCTGGAGCTGTTGTGAGGGCTTGTTCAAACGCTTAATGGTTTCCTCGAATGATAGTGGGTCGAGGTCCTTAAACGGCCCGTTCACTAGCTTCACAAACTCCGACGCGATCTTAGCAATCCTGTCGCTTGGTTTCTTGTCGTTGGCGACAAACGTCACCCTTCTTTCGATTGATTCTGACATGGTCTCCCATCGCTTTATCATCGGCACCATCATACAGTCGCTGACTATAGGCTTGGTGTACTGTCGTGCACTCACTTCGGGCACATCTGCGTCACTGGTGACTGGCCAATGGACGCGTGGCATTGTAGGGCGATAAACTGTAGGCGCCACACTGAGCACGACCTTCTTGCCCGTGTAATATTGGACAATCATGGAAGTGTACAATGGGTCCTTATGTCCCATACCAATAAGCCGTGCATTAACAGACTGTGTTGCACCTAGCCCGGAGAGCATGTCCAACTTTTCTTTTTCGATGGTAATCTGGGCATGCTCACCCTCTCGGCCGATACTCACCAACAAGCGGTTGTCGTCGGTGACGTGCTCAAGTCTGTTCCATCCAGGTTTGTTGTTATCCTGGTATGTAATGCGTTTCAGTTCCCGGGTTTGGATCTCCTTTTCAATCCATTTAAACCTCCAGACGACGTACTGGGGGATGGTATAAACCAGAGCCCTGTCTGGACAGTCGGTCCACGGTCGGCAATGATGGATCTTGTGATAGCCAACCTTCTCTAACCCCAAACACCTCAGGGGTATTCCCAAAAACCACTCTTTCCAACTACTTTTCACACGGCTAGTGATGAACTCACCGGCCTCACACCAGTCCCAGACCGGGTGCACCCATGCAGCCCCTCCGCTGACCTTATAATTCACCAAGTTGTTGTTTATGGTGAAAGGTGAATCAGCGTCGAAACCGCTAACCTTCTTCGGATTGAAGGTGTGCAGCACAACCGGCCTCATGTGTTCCAAGAGGACATCGGGTTCAGTGACATAGTAGTCAACATCAACACCGACGATGTAGGCGTCATCCGCTGGTTTGTCGTTGCGGAAATCTTGCGCCAAATCACCGACGGCGAAATGGAAATGGTTTCGGGCCCCAGTTGTTGAATTTGGGTTGGGGTTGAGTTCAAATTTGGACCCTCCCACCGCCTCGATCGACTCGTTAATTAAACGACGAGCCGCATCTCGGACGGCACCTGAAACAGCGTGCCCGTTATCAGAAGCACGCCTCGGCGTTACGGTACGCAGGCTGTCAAGCGGATAGAAGTGTACTCCTATCGGGGTTTTCGTCATGTCGATGACAGCCCGTTGCAATGCGCGTGTAACTCGGTTCCCTCCACTCTGGGGGTAGGACGCAATTGCCCCATAGCCCCAGAACTTGGATATGCAGTACGCTATGGCACCGCACCCAGATACAATAACAATCCCGCCGAGCAATTCCGAACGGGTGATCTGGTGTTCTCCAAGAATGATCTTGATAGTCATTGTGTAGTTTAGCT